TTTTCTTATTATTATTCTTCTTCTTCTTCCTGTTTCCATTGGCAGGCTTCTGTACGGGACGAACCATCGTACTATTACCGCCCTTCTCACGACGTCCTGTGAGAGCCTTCAGACCGGCCCCCGCAATCAAACCCAGTTCGGGATGACCAGCAAGTGAAAGAATTCCAGGTACAATGGCTGAGCCAACGCCCAGTGCCTTTCCCAGAACATTCTTCACCATCTTCCAGTAGTCACCAGCAGCATTCATTCCAGCGGGCACACCATGTGGCAGTGTGATGGCTGCAGCGTGGTACACAGCAAACGCGGCGGGATCGTAGGCAGGCGACGCAGTAGCGGTCGCGAGCGCCGTGGCGTTTGAGACTTCAGGGAAGTACTCCACAAAGGTACGAACGGTCACCTTGATTTGTGAAGCAGCATTCAGTCCTTCCAGCCAGACTTGCACGGGCGCAAACCCAGACTGGACCCAAGTTTTGATCGCATTGAACTTCTCAGGATGATTGGTGCTATCGACGTAGGCTGGGATCAGACGGATCTGAGTCCCCTCCGTTTGCGACTCCCTAACTTCAAAGGGATGGAAGTGGTTGTTGTCTGGGAAGCTCTCAACCTCGCCAACCTGAAAGACAGCAGGTTGTTGCGCACGGCAGAACTTCGGGACAACGTAGGCGCCACGTTTACATTCCCACTCAACAAAACCAGGGATCATGCTCAACTTAGCCCTAGAGCCTGCTAAACAGGGCTCTCTAGAGCAAGTCGGGCCGTAATTCAACCACTGGTAGACACCCTCCTGAGTGACTGGAAAGTTGTGCGGATACACACAATAGTTATCGACCTGGTCCATCGCACCAGTTATCCTGGCACATCCCAGAGTACCCTGTTGGTACAAATTCTGTGTGATGTCGTGGACTTCGATTCCGATTCCAATCAGTCGGGAGGGAACATCGTAAGTAGGCGTAGTGGGGAATCCACTGCAAACAGCGTCACCAACAAGCACGTTCTCAAAATTGGCGGAGTGAGACCCATCGGCAGAAATAACACTGATCGGATAAATATCCACAGTCTGCGCGGGTCCTCCAGCTTCACCATTAAAGAACGCGGACATGCTTTCGACAGGTGCCGCCCATGGTCCGTGGAAACCAGTAAACGCAATGTTCAAAGATCCACCATTTCCTGCTGAGGTATAAGTCGATGTCTGGATGTGCTCCCTAACGAAGCTGTGCATCGTATTCTCATCGGGCATTCCCTCAATCATCCTAACATAGTCGTGGAAGGGATCGAGTGCTAATGTCACCCAATCCTGTCCTTCTTTAGATAATAAGCTATTCATAATAATAATAGAAATAATAGTTTTCCGTAGCAGCCGACAAACGGCAC